GAACAGGATAGACTTCACGAATTGTAGTGGGCCAATTGAACCATCCTTCAACATGAGCTGCTTCTGCCATCATTTGTCTTGCAAAATCTGCCAGGCCTTGTTTTTGCTTGGTGTATTTCTCTTTCTTTTCTTGCAAGCGAGCCAATAATTTGCGCATCAATTCCTGAAAATCAATAACTTCTTCACCAATCTGACCTGTCATGGGATTCCATGTTCGAAATTCATAAATGTCAACATTGATGGTGCCCTGTTTGAATTCTGAGCGCAATCGTCCAAATTGATCTGCAAATTCTGCCTTTAACGAGACACTATATGGCATATCAACTCTTCGGCAAACAGCTTCTTGTGAAACGAGTGATGTTGGTTTCAACATATTCAAATTGGTTGTAGCTACAACACACTTTGAAGTAAAAGTTGCTGTCTTCTTTGATTCGATATCGGCCATATGAAGTGGATATGGAAAAGGGTTACTCATGCGGATCAATTCCATGAATTCAATATTTGGATTTGATGTTGTGTCTCGAACTTGTCCAAAATCATCAATCAAAGTTACTGCCTGATCCTGATATCTATCCCAGTAATCTTGCTCATGCATACGTGCATACAAACAGTTATCAATTGCCTCCTGAATTTGAGCATTCGTCATCTCAGGAGTAATTTTCTTTGCATGGGCTAAAACTGCTGAACCAATGTGATACAAGATTGATGATTTTCCAACACCAGAACCTCCAGTTAACATAAGTACAACAGGTTCAATTCGGTTCTTCAAAGATGCACCATGTAAACTACAAGCACGTTGATAAAGATTAACAATTGGTGCTTGCACCTTATCCAAAATAGTCACAATTGAGCGGTTTGTTCGGTATGCGATTCTCATTGCCATATACTTGTTGTACATGTTTTCAACTTCAACTGATAGTTCTGGCTTGTTCATCATCTCAGCTCGTTTTGTCATGTCGAATGTTTCAAGTGTTGCAATGAGTTCTTTGACATCATTTGGAACACTTTCACCTTCTCCAAATCCACAAAAATCAATTCCAAAATGTGTGAGAATTGTTTGGAAAATGTTACCAAAATTTTCTGACAATCGGGAAGCAGCAGAAACCAGTTTTGAATGAGCATCCAAGCGCTTAACAAAATCCAAATATGCTTTTTCTTGAAATGCAAATGTTGAACAACCGCACATCAAAGCAGCAATAACAAATGCTATAGACATAAATGGATGCTGAGAAAATCCCTGAACATGAGCAACACTTGTAACATTAACTTGAACTTTTGGGACAAACCATTTTGCAACATTCCATGTAAGTGATACTATAGTTAGGAATTTTGC